AGCCTTAGTGCTGCTATTCAGTTGCCAATGCCAAACAATCTTATGACTCCATATTCTGTTGATTGGGGTACAGACGATACAAAAATGTTTGACTTGGCATTAAGAATACCTGGCATGGCTGCCCGAGCTGGAGGCAAGTTACTAACAGGCGATTTTGAGGGGTTAGCAAAAGAAGGTAGTGGTGCCGCGGATCTTGCTGCATCGGCTGCATTATCTGTAAACAGTGCATTGGGAAGCGGTGGAGTTTCTGCTGCATCAGGTTTGGCATCCAATCCCAAGAAAGAAATGATCTTCTCGGGCGTGGATTTTAGAAACTTTACAATGGACTATTTGTTCTATCCCAAGAGCATGGGAGAGACTCTTTACGTCAAGAACATTATTGACATGCTAAAGTTTCATATGTATCCCGAGTACAAATCAAAAGAGCGTTTTACTTTCATCTATCCTTCGGAATTTGACATTACATTCTTTGTTGGTACAGAAGGAAAAGAAAATCCATGGGTAAACAGAGTAGCAACATCAGTGCTGACCAACATGGCAGTAAACTATACACCCCAGGGCGTGTGGGCAGTCCATGCCGATGGTTCACCCGTTATGATTCAGCTTTCATTGACTTTCAAGGAACTTTCAATTATCACTAAAGATAACTTGAACAATCCAGCAATGAACACCCAATCAGAAGTTAAGGCGAGTTTCTAATGTACTTTGAAAACTTCCCCACAATCAAATATCTTTTGGAACCAGCAACGCGTGGTTCCTCCGATATTTCTGTGCTGCTCACGGACATAACCAAAAACGTTCGCTTCAAGAAAGAAATAATCGACAACATCACACTGTACGATTTCTATTTCATGAAAGAAGGCGACACGTATGAAGTTATCTCTGAAAAACTCTATGGCACTCCGGCGTATCATTGGATTCTGATGCTCATAAACGATGCATATGATTGGAGATCCGGCATTCCCCTAGTGACAAGAACGTTTAATGATTACATCATAGACAAATACGGATCCGTGGCAGCAGCACAAGCACAAATTCACCACTATGTAAACTCAAAGGGGTTTGTGGTTGATCAGAACAACCTAAACGAAAACAATCAGCTTGATGCTTCTCCCGTTACAACCTATAAATGGGAGGAGGATCTAAACGAATCCAAAAGAAAAATAAAAGTTGTTTCTCTTGAAATGATTGACACTATAGCAAAGAATTTCAAGGATCTGATGTGAATGTAATAAATCCTGGTGACATAAAGGTAAACTATATCAGAATTCTAAACGGATCTGGTAAGTTTATTGATGTTTCAAAAATCTTCGTATCTCTAACAATTTACGAGGACATCATGAGTGCTTTTGTAACGGGAAGCATTATTCTTTCCGACAGCATAGCTATCAACACTCTGTTGCCCTTTCTGGGCGAGGAAGTTATTGAGATAAACTACGAAACACCCGCGCACACAGGAGATGAATTCAAGTACACAAAGACATTTCACATCTACAAAATTGAATCAATCGAGAACTTCAAACAAAAGAATGCCATCATCGAACTAATGTTCATGTCAATTGATGCTTTCGTGGACATGAACACAAAGATATCCCAGACTTTCCGAGGCTCGGTGTCGGACATAGCAAAGAAGTTGCTTAGTTCCAATCAGTATTTGAATACCAAGAACAATATAATCGTTGAGCAAACCACGAGCAATTGTACATACACAAGTAATTTTTGGACCCCTTCGCAAAATCTCTTTTACCTCGCGGGCGAGGCTTACAATGATCGTAAGAATCCAAATTTTGTGTTCTTTGAAAACAGAGACGGGTTTGCCTTTGTATCCATAGACGCACTGTACGAACAAACACCCATAGCAGAGTTTGTGCGTGACGAGAAAATTCGCGAGTCAAACACAGATGGAAAGAGCGTTCCTGATACTGCTGGTCTATACAGCCGAGTTCTGGATATGTCGACGAAGGGAATGTATGACTACATCGATAGACTGGAAACGGGAATGTACGGAAGTGCCCTATACCACTACGATGTGGAAACAAAGAGGCTAAGATTCCTGCAAAGAAACGCCACTTCTGACTTCCAGGGTAACACACTAAACAAAGAAACCTCAGTAAAAAGCCAGACTATATTTCTTCCAGTTGCAAAACTAATGACAGAGATTGGACACAAGAGCCTCTATCCCAATACTGTACCCGGTCCCTTTGATAAGAACATGAGAAGAGCTGCTCTAATAAAGAGAGCGGAATCGTTCAAAACGAACATCAAAGTATTTGGTAGGGCTTGTTACAAGGTTGGTGATATCATAGATCTAAAGGTCTATTCCAACGAACAAGTAAGCAACAGAACAAATATAGATAAGATGTATGACCCAATGTTCTCTGGTAAATATCTTATTTCTGCTTTGTCACATGAAATATCTTCTGATGCTCATTACTGCAATCTAGAACTAATACGTGATTCATATCAGAAATATTAATCATTCTCCGGGGTACACGGTGATTTTACACGTTGTCAATACCATGTCAAGCACAAAACCATGAATTCTAATTTATTTACACCAGCATTTTACATCGGCATCGTAGAAGATAGAGATGACCCATTGATGTTGGGCAGAGTTCGTGTTAGAGTATTGGGGTTACACACGCACGATAAGGCACTATTGCCAACACAGGATCTACCCTGGGCGTATAAAGTACAACCCACGACTAGTGGAGCAATGAATGGCATAGGTACCGCCCCTGTTGGTGTGGTTGAAGGAACCTGTGTAATCATTCAGTATCTGGACAGTGATCGCCAGCAACCCTTTGTAGTGGGTACTCTGGGTGGTATTCCATCCAAGACTCAAACAGTTCTTGAAACTTATGAACTTAAAGGAACAGTAACATCATCTGATGGTACTCCAATCACTACAGAAGATGGTACACCAGTAACAACAGAGAAGACACCCGAGGAAGTTCAAAATTCATTCCCCGCAAGAGCAGCTTCTGAATTCACAACATCAGAAACACTGATAGAATATCTCAAGGGAAAGGAAGGATTCTCGGCAACTCCCTACAAAGATTCCGCGGGTGTCTGGACAATTGGTTACGGAACTACATTTATAAACGGAGTCGCGGTCACAGAATCAACACCCGCAATAACCCGAGAAGTTGGCATTGCATATGTCCGTGAAAGAATAAAGAACGAGTTTGAGCCCGCTGTAAAGAATAGCATTCGTGTACCCATTACCCAGGGAATGTTTGACGCATGTGTTGACTTTGCATACAATCTGGGCGGCGGAAGATTTAGAAAATCAGAAATTCTATCATCATTGAATTCTGGTGACTACGAAACCGCTGCCGCGAATTTTCTAAAATACAACAAGGCAAAGAATGCAAAGACTGGGCAGTTGGAAGTTCTTGCTGGTCTAACCTCCAGAAGAGAATACGAAAAGAATCTATTCCTCAGAGACGGGGTTCCAACAAAAACTGGGGAATTGAAAGAAACTCCCCAGTCAATACAAGAACAGGAAACACAACAAGCACAAACAGGTACAACAACCACAGAAATTTCTCGTGGTTTGTTCACGGGCGAAACCGGTTTTGTTGATCCAAATAAGAAGTATCCTCTAGAGACCCACTACGATGAGCCCGACACAAATCGCCTGGCAAGACATCAGAAGATACGAAACACCATAGTTTACACCAAAGAACTTGCCGAGCACAAGGGTGTAACAATGGCGAATGGAAAAGGAACATGGGATCAATCTCCAACTCCTTATAATGCAAAATATCCATTCAACAATGTGTGGCAGAGTGAGTCGGGTCATGTGTTTGAATTCGACGACACCAAAGATAGAGAACGAGTTCATTTGTACCACACCAAGGGTACGTTCATGGAGATAGACCACAATGGAACTCGGGTAAACAGAGTAGTTGGTGATTCATACGAAATCTTTGAACGAAACGGATACGTTCATGTAGTGGGTAACGTTAACGTAACAGTAAACGGTGCCAAGACTCTTAGAGTAGAAAATACTCTTGATCTTGAGGTTCATGGTGCAACTACAATCAATCTGCATAGCAACGCAAAATTGAATGTTGCAGGCAATCTTGATATCACTTCCGGCGGAAACATGAATTTCCATGCCGGGGGTAACATCAAGATGCACGCAAGTGGAAACTGGGCAGCAGATGCTTCTCGGGTGGATCTAAACTCGGGTGTTGCACAGAGTCTTCCCACAATAAGCAGCATTGGTGGCACTGATGCGGAAATAAGCCCCCTAACAGTAAACACACGAAAAGAAGAGGCGGGCACTGTATACGAAACGCCAGATGATGGAACGCCTGCACAAGTTGAGGCATATAAGAATGAAAGAATAGCCAATGCCACAGCCACTAAAGAAGAACTTGAAGCCAAACCAGCAATAGAAGAAACAGCAAAAGTGGAGAAGAATAACGTGGAAGAAAAACTTGGTCCTTGCGGTATTCCCGAGGGCAAGAAAGATTTTGAGCCCAGCATGAAACTGAGCAAGTATTTCACCGTTGGTGATCTAACTGATGGTGGTTCAAGAAAAATTAGAGACAATGTTGGGCTACGTGCCGACGAAATCTTCTGTAATCTCAAGGCGCTGTGCGAGA